GGGTTACGGGATACATTATCCTTTTATCTATAAAGGAAAAAACCTACTAGGGGCAGATACTCCAATTAATGCCAGCACAATTCGTCATATTGTGGGTGTACCAAATCATTTAAGATGCTGGAAAAGAGATTTCTATTTTCAAATCCAAAGACATAATAATAAGCTGGCTATAGTGGATGATTACGAGCTGTTGATTAGAACTTTTCTCAACACTAAAATGATCCATGTACCTGAAGTACTTTATATTCAATATATGAATGCCGGAGGAAATAATACTCAGGAACCAAGAAGGGCCGAAATACAGAGACTTGTTGATAGTATTCAAAAGTCTTACGATTTGATGATTCATAATAGAATAAAAGTGCTCAATGGAAATGACTGGTTATGGAATGAGGAAAGTAATACCTCAAACATTTATGGAGATAAACCTAAAGAAAGAACCACTCTAGCGTATGTCTATTAATTTTCAAACTACATCGGCTGTTGTTTTACAAAATGAAATAAAAAAGCTAGGTCCAGATATAATTGGATTAGAGCTTGGGGTGTGGACCGGTCACAATATGTGCCATCTTCTTGAAGAATGTGATAACATTAAACATCTTTATGGAGTTGACCCATACTTACCCTATCAGGACTGGAATAGATATATTGATCAAAATGCAATGAATAATGCAAGGAATACAGCATTAAATAACCTAAAACATTTTAATACTAATAGATGGACCCTTATACAAGATACATCAGAGAATGTAAGTAAAATTATAAATGAGTTGGATTTTATTTTTATTGATGGTGATCATTCATACGAAAGATGTCTTGAAGATCTTAATTTATGGTATGGTAAAATTAAAAAGGGTGGTATTTTTTCCGGACACGACTACTCACTTAAAGGGGTTAATAAAGCATTACTAGATTTTAAAACAAATAATCGTATTTTTAATAATTTTTACGTTATTCCTAATGACGTATGGTACTGGATAAAGGACTAAACTATGCATGAAACACTATCACCCAACTTTAAAGGTTATATCGATAATTTTTTTATTGAAGGAGATAACTTAAGATTTTCCGGGTGGATTGTTACCACCAATCAAAGAGAAAACGTAGTATACTATCTAGATAACGGAAATAATATTGCTTTTTTTAATTATAATGAAAGACCTGATGTGGCTAGCTTTTATAACACCAACGACATTAACTATCTAAAAAGCGGCTTTGATATTACTATTCCAAAAACTAACACAACAAATTGCACGGTATTTGCACTAGTAAAGGGTCAAAAAGAAGTATTATTTAATCTTTCTTTAGATAGTAGTGTAAATACTGTTGAAAGTAGATTTGTTGATGAAACATTCAATGTTTCTATTAGAAATAACATAGTTCCAGAAATTGTAGTGGTAGATAATTTTTATAGTAATCCAGACGAAGTTAGAGCTATTGCCCTTGAACAACAGTATGCTCCAGACATTAGATATCATAAGGGGCAGAGAACCTCGAAAAAATTTATTGCCCAGGGAACAAAACAAATATTTGAATCTTTACTTTGTAAAAAAATTACCAACTGGGTTGAATATGAATATAACGGAATCTTTCAATTTTGTACAGCTGAAGATCCTTTAGTATATCATAGTGATGTTCAGAGTTATGCCGGGGCCATTTATCTAACTCCTGATGCTCCTGTTGAAACTGGCACTTCTTTTTATAGAAGTAAGAAGTTTAAAGAGGTAAGAAAATGTCATGTAAATGATAGCAATTATGGTGAAGTTTTTATGGGAGGGTTTTATGATAAGACAAACTTCGAACTAATAGACTCTATTGGTAATGTATATAATAGACTTACATTATGGAATGCTAAATTAATTCATTCGGCTTCTCAATATTTTGGAACAGAAAAAAATAATTCAAGATTATTTCATTTATTCTTCTTCGATATAGAGGAATAATAAATATACTTAATATTTTCAATAAAATAAAACATGGGAACAAAAGTAAATTTAGTAGTAGATCAAGGGGCTACTTTTGAAACTACTATCAATTTAACAGATGATAATGGTGATCTAGTTGATCTAACCGGTTATACTGGTGCCGGGCAGATTAGAAAACATTATACTTCATCCAATGCCGTTAATATAACGGTAACGCTTGGCGGAGTAGACGGTACTGTGACTCTAGGACTCTCGGCTAATACGACAGCTAATTTAGTATCTGGAAGATATGTTTATGATGTAGAAGTATATGATCCAAGTAATATAGTATCTCGAATTTTTGAAGGTATAGTAACAGTAACACCTCAAGTAACGAGGTAAAAAATGGCAATTAATCAAGCCGGACTCAATGTTAATGTAAAAGTAAATCTTGCGAACAACAGGCTTTCGACTCCACCAACCCAGCCTATTACATTAAAAGCAACTGCAAGAACTATAAATAACATTAAAGATTTATCTGATGTTGTTGAAGGGTCGCCGGTGGATGGAATGACTCTCGTTTATAATGCGTCTACTGATAAGTACGAAGTAAGAAATTTAAGTACACAAGACATAACACTACAAAATATAAACGGGGGAACATTTTAAATGTCGAATACAGTAATTCAAATCAAGCGCAGCACGTCTAATAGTGCCCCGCTCCTTTCACCTGGTGAATTAGCATATACCAGTAATGGTGATGTATTATTCATTGGTAGTCCAGCCGGCTCTAATACAGCCAACGTTTTCGCTATTGCCGGTAAGAGAACTCCAGGAACGCTTACAGCTAATCAAGCCGTGGTAGTTAACGCCAACGGGTTTATAAACGAATCCAAAACAAATAAACTTATAATTGGCTCTGATGGTGAAACAGCCAATATTACAGCTTTTACTACCGATGGAACATTTGGAACAGCTAACGTTTCAAATACAACCATCGCTTCAACTTTTGCCATTAAAAATTATATTGACACCCAAGCCGGCTCTTCAACTTTAGGCGGGTTATCTGATGTTACGATTGCCTCCCCAGCAAACAATGAGTTATTAGTCTATGATGGTACAGCAGGTCAGTGGGAAAATCATAATATAGACGGGACAGCTAATGAAGTAACCGTTAGTTTTTCCAATAATAATATTACTATTGGGCTGCCCGATGACATTACTGTTGGTGCCAATCTTACTGTAACTAATCATCTTTCAACAAACACTGCTAATATTACCGGTTCTTTAGCTGTTGGTGGAACATCAACAACAGGAAATGTTAATGCTACCGGTACCGTAAATGCTACAGCTGAAGTCAATGTAGGTGCTAATGTTAATATTAGTACTACAACTATTTCGGTAGGTAATTCAACCGTCAATACGCAAATATCAAGCACTGGTATAACAGCCAATGGTGCTAATATTTCTAGTGTTAATGCCGCCACTGTTGGATCTAATACGGCGTCTGATTTAAATAACTTTGCCTCCAATGCCGCCAGCACCGCATATACAAATGCTACCGCATTTGCTGCCAACGCCAGTAACATATCTTCTGGTACTTTAGATAATAGCAGACTCCCGGCAAACGTTTCAGTAACAAATATTACTTCTACCGGTAATACTAATATACAGGGCACATTGCTTGCTGACGGTAATGTAGTATTAGGAAACAATACATCGGATAATATTTCATTCATTGGTCATGTCAATACAAGTATATTACCAGCTTCAAATACTTTATTTGATCTAGGTTCTCAAAATCTACAATGGGCAACTATTCATGCCAACAACGCCCATGTTGATTATATAACAGTTGACCATGACGTTACAGTTTCTGGTAACCTTACTGTATCAGGTTCATTAGTAACTATAAACGTATCTACTCTAGCCGTAACCGACCCCCTAATTCATCTAGCTACAAATAATAATGTATCAGATACATTAGATATAGGTTTCTACGGTAACTATAATTCTGGTGCTCAGTTAGAATTTACTGGTCTGTTTAGAGATGCCACCGATGGAGTCTATAAGTTATTTAAAGGTGCAAACACAGCACCTACAACAACAATAGATCCACAAGGATCAGGATTTAGCCTGGCCACTCTTTCGGCTTTTCTTGATTCTGGTGCATTAACTACTAATGCCACAGCAGTTACTATAACAGCCAATGCCACGGTTAACGTTGCAATAACTGCCAACACTCTCTCTCTATCCTCACCATTAGCCGTAAGCTCTGGTGGTCTTGGAATTTCCTCGTTAACGGCAAACTCCATACTCTCATCAAATAGCACTGGTGGGGTTGTTGCTTTAACTAGTGCAACTGAAGGTCATGTTCTACAAATAGTAAGTGGGACTCCGACATTTGGAATGCTTGACGGTGGTACATTTTAATTAAAAAACGGGGGCTTGTCCCCCGTTTATTTTTGTGAGGTATATTATGAACAGTGAATTTATTAATATTTTTATACAAAAACAAAAAAATCTTATTACCGAGCTTCAGTCAAAATTACTATTGGCTGAAGCTCAGAATGAGCTCAATAGTGAAATAATAAAAAAAGCTAACGAAGAAAATCTTACTTTAAGAGCTGAAGTAGAAAAATTATCTAATAAAAAAGTTAAAGGGCAGCCTAGTGAATAAACTTTACTATCTTGCCCCCGCTATAGTACCCCCTATAGTTTGTGATAATATTATTAAAAGAGGGCTTGCATTACCCGGACAAAATGCATCAATTGGATTTGATAAAGACCATGTAGATAATAACTACAGAATAAGTACAATTAGGTGGTTTTATGGACCAGAAAATTTAGATATTGTTAATTTAATTACACATCATGCCACTATTGCAAATAGAGAACATTTTGGTTTTGATATTTCAATTGGCGCCCACGAATTTCAATTTACTGAATACCACGGTCATACCAAAGGCAAATATGACTGGCATCATGATGTATGGTGGGAAAATCCTAGAGCCCATGACCGTAAACTAAGCGTGGTAATTCAGCTTAGTGATCCGGTACAATATACTGGTGGTGATTTTGAATTTGGAGAAGCTTGTGATTTTAACTCTCTAAATTTTAAGCCAAGGGGCTCGGTTATAGTTTTCCCTTCATTTTTTAGACATAAAGTACATCCTGTACTTACAGGTACTCGATATAGTTTAGTATCTTGGGTCGATGGCCCTAAGTTTAAGTGATATAAATATTCCAGTCTTATATAAGACATTGTGCCCCTACATAGGAATATTTAATGGCTAATACAGTCTTTCAGATAAAACGTTCATCCGTTCCCGGAAGAATACCATCTTCTTCTGACTTAAATGTTGGCGAATTAGCTATAAATTTAGCCGACAAAATATTATTTTCAAAAGATGCTAGTGGGAATGTTTTTCAAGTAAGTGCAGGCTCTAGTTCAAACGTAACATTAGAATCTATACTTCTTACCCTTTATGGTATGCCCACAGGTGATTACGGACTTTTATCAGAGAATACTGTATCTGAATTCGGTGAAGATCTCTTGGTAACCTACGATCTTAAAACTACATTTCCTTCAGGTAGCGGCGTTCTTACAACAGAATTTGGTAGCTTATCTTAATGTCATATAAAGTTCCTCCACTACCAAACGAACCGTTCAGATTAATTAGTCTTCCTTACTCATCAAATACTGTATGGGGGGAATTAGGGGCACTACAAAGCAGCTTAGGTGAAGAGATTGGTTTGTTATATGATAACAAATCAACATATCCTGCTGGCCGAGGAATAAATGTGCAAGATTTAGGATCAATTTAGAGAGAAAAACATGCCTACACAAGTACAATTTAGAAGAGGTAATACATCACAACACAGCGCTTTTACTGGGGCTAATGGTGAAATAACCATAGACACAGATAAAAAGACCGTAGTAGTTCATGACGGGAGTACTGCTGGTGGCTTTCCTTTATCCAAAGATACCTCAAATGTTACTATTACTAATCACCTGACACTTTCAGGAACTGTAAACTCCCATCTTATTCCCGCACAGTCAAACAGCTTCTCTCTTGGTAATAGTACCGTGACTTGGGCTAACCTATACCTTTCTGGCAATACCATTTTCCTTGGTAATCAAACTATTTCAGCCAACGTTTCCGGTATTAATTTTTCAGGGGGCATATTTGTTGATGGTACTCAGGTTGCAAATACCACTAATTTAAACTTAGGAGATAATGTAAAAGTAACTTCTACCGATCTTTCTATCGGCAATTCTTCTGTAAATACTTTTATTAATTCTACCTCTATTTCTACTGATGGTACCCTTTCAGTAACTGCTAACGCTACCTTTAGTAATAATGTTACTATTGCTGGAGACTTAACAGTTAGCGGCACACAAACTATTTTAAATACTCAAACACTTGCTGTAAATGATAATATTATCGTTCTTAATGACGGTACCGTTACCCCTACTGAAGATGCAGGTATTGAGGTAGATAGAGGGTCTAGTAATAGCGCATTTATTATTTGGGATGAATCAGAAAGCAAATGGTCAGTAAGAGAGCCATCTGGAACCGAATATAAAATAGCCACAAATAATGATATTTTTACTGCATATACTAATGCCACCAACTTTGCAGCCAATGCCGATAATATTTCTTCTGGCACCCTTAATACAGCTAGACTTCCAGCTACAGCTAACGTAACTACAGCCATAAATGTAGGCGATAATGTTAATGTTAACACAACGGCCATTAGCGTAGGTAATAGCACAGTCAATACTCAGATTACAGGCGCTGGAATTACTGCTAACGGTTCTGGTATTACCAGCGTCAATGCAGCTACCGTTGGATCAAATACGGCGTCTGATTTAAGAAACTATTCTGATACAGTAGCCGGTAATGCATATACTAATGCTACCTCATATGCTAATACGGTTGGTGGAAATGCTTATACTAATGCCACCTCCTTTGCTGCAAACGCCGATAATATTTCTTCTGGCACCCTTAATACAGCTAGATTACCGGCTACTGCAAATATATCGTCAGAAATTAACGTTGGTGCTAATGTTAATGTTAATACTACAACAATAAGTGTTGGTAACTCAACAGTTAATACTCAAATATCAGGCTCAGGCATTACGGCCAATGGCGCTAATATTACTAGTGTTAATGCTGCCACTGTTGGATCTAATACGGCATCTGATTTAAGGGGTTATTCAGATACGGTTGCTGGTAACGCATATACAAATGCTACCGCATTTGCTGCCAACGCCGATAACATTTCTTCCGGTACTCTTAACACCTCTAGATTACCAGCAACGGCCAACGTATCTACAGCTATCAATGTTGGTGCCAATGTTAATGTTAATACAAGTACTATTTCCGTTGGTAATTCAACAGTTAATACTCAAATTACTTCATCTAGTTTAAATACCGGTAACACAACAATAACTGGATTTGCCAATGTTACCTCAACAATACAAGTGGGAGGTGTTGCAACATTTAGTAACAATGTTACTATAACCGGTAATTTAGTAGTTAATGGTACTAGAACGTTCGTTAACACTACCACTCTTGATGTAGGCGATAATATTATTACCTTAAATGCCGACCTTGGTGCAGTCGCCCCAACTGAAGATGCTGGCATAGAAATAAACAGAGGAACAAGTGCTAACGTTTCTCTAAGGTGGAATGAAACCGATGATATATGGCAAACAACAACTAATGGTTCAAACTTTGCAACAATTGCCACAAATAACGATGTTACAACTGCTTATACTAATGCAACAAACTTTGCTGCTAATGCTGATAATATTTCTTCTGGTACACTTAATTCTAGCAGACTGCCAACCAGTGGAGTAGTGGCTAATAGTTACGGTAATACTTCTCATCACGTTTCAATCTCTGTTGACACATATGGAAGAATTACCTCGGCTAATACTATAGCATTAAGTGACGGACCTCAAGGTCCACAAGGAAATCAAGGATCAACCGGTCCTCAAGGTACTACAGGTGCCCAAGGACCACAAGGATTCCAAGGCACTACAGGTGTCCAAGGACCACAAGGATTCCAAGGAGATGCCTCTACTGTTGCCGGTCCCCAAGGTCCCCAAGGAAATCAAGGATCAACCGGTCCCCAAGGTACTACAGGTGCCCAAGGACCACAAGGATTCCAAGGCATTACAGGTACTACCGGACCTCAAGGACCACAAGGATTCCAAGGAGATGCCTCTACTGTTGCCGGTCCCCAAGGTCCCCAAGGAAATCAAGGATCAACCGGCCCTCAAGGACCAACAGGGGGGCCTCCAGGTCCTCAAGGTCCTACAGGTGCTACGGGACCTCAGGGTCCAACAGGTGCCCAGGGAACAGCAGGTTCTACTGGTCCTCAAGGTCCTACTGGAACAGCAGGGCCCACCGGACCTCAGGGACCGACTGGTACTACCGGACCTCAGGGTGCCCAAGGAACTCAATATACAACGTCAAGTAGCGTTCAATTAGGATCATTAGGAATAGGAACAGCAGCCTCTGGTACCACTGGAGAAATTAGAGCAACTAATAATATTACAGCCTACTATTCTGATGAAAGACTTAAACAAAAAACTGGTAAGCTTGAAAATGCACTCTATCTTCTTAAACAGCTTGATGGATTTAGATATAGAGCAAATGAAATTGCTGAAAAATACGGATATCAATCAAAGCATGTGGAGGTGGGACTTAGTGCCCAACAAGTCCAAAAAATATTACCAGAAATAGTAGAACTTGCCCCATTTGATACCGATGTTATAGAGGGTAAGCTAATTAGTAAATCTGGTGAGGATTATCTTACTATTCATTACGAGCGAGTTGTACCACTTCTTGTTGAAGCAATTAAAGAACTGAACGAGGAAGTAGAAAGAATTAAAAGTCATTTGCGTAACTTATAAATATCTCAAATAGGAGATAATATATGGCCGTACCTACTTCTCGTTCTGAGTTTAAAGAGTATTGTTTAAGATCTTTAGGTAAACCAGTAATAGAAATAAATGTTGATGACGATCAAGTCGATGATAGGGTTGACGAAGCATTAAAATATTACTGGGATTACCATTATGATGGATCAGAAAGAATTTATTTTAAATATAAAATATCCGGTAATGAAGCAAACTCAGCTATTAATAATGTCATAATATATGACGGTGGATCAGGATATTCAAACTCTGATTCTGTTTCTTTTTCTATTGGAACTGGTGCCCAAGCAAACATAGAAACATTTTCTAATGGAACTATCTCTGCTTTTCATTTTAATTCTTATGGAAAAAATTATACTAACACTTCAGTAATTACTATTTCTACAGCAACTGGGTCAGGGGCTAATCTGGCTCTTGCTATAGGTGATGGTGCTATTATTCTACCTGATAACATAATTGGTGCAGTAAGAGTATTTCCAATAGGAGATCCTACTGTTGGTACTAATGATATGTTCTCTATTAGGTATCAAATTGCCTTGAACGATCTTTATACTTTATCATCAGTTCAACTTGCACCATACTACATGGTAATGCAGCACTTGGGGGTTATCCAAGAAGTACTAGTTGGACAGCAGCCAATTAGATATACAAGACATAGAAATAAACTATTTGTTGATATGGACTGGGCAAAAATGAACCCCGGTGATCATCTTTTAGTTGAAGCGTACGAAATAATTAATCCTGATTCATTTACTAATGCATGGGGTGATAGATGGCTTGGTAAATATGCCACCGCTCTTATAAAAAGACAATGGGGTAATAATCTTAAAAAGTTTACCGGTCTTCAATTACCTGGCGGTGTTCAGTTTAATGGACAACAGATCTATGATGAGGCCGATGCCGATATAAAAGAGTTAGAAAGGGATATGGTTACTAATCTTTCTCTTCCGGCCATGGATATGATCGGGTAAAAATGCCCACAAATTTCTTTTTTAACAATTTTAATTCCTCTCAGGAACAAAATTTAATAGAAAATCTAATCGTTGAGTCTATAAAGATCTACGGTCAGGATATGATTTATCTGCCCAGAAGATATGGCGCCTACAATAATATTTACGGAGAGGATGCCTCATCTTTTTTTAATGCCAACTATCTTGTTGAATTTTATATTAAGAACGTAGATGGTTTTGAAGGGGACGGGGACTTTCTATCGAAGTTTAATTTAGAAATAAGAGATAGAGTAACACTTACTATTGCCAGAAGAACATGGTGGGATGAAATAGGAGTAAGTGAGGGAAGAGAAAGACCTCAAGAAGGAGACTTAATTTATTTCCCTCTTAATAAAAAAATATTTCAAATAAAATTTGTCGAGCACGAAGCAATATTTTATCAATTAGGTGCATTACAAACGTATGATTTAATTTGTGAATTATATGAGTACAGCGGTGAAACTTTAGATACAGGCATCCCAGAGATTGATGCCATGCAAAAAACATATTCAACAGCTCTAACTAGTTTTAGTTTACTTACTGAAGAATTTAATTACTATTATTTAACAGATGAAGATGGATATAAGCTTGTTAATGAATCTTATGATTTAGAAGAAATTGATTCAATCAGTGATAATAGTGAATTAGAAACTGAAGGTGATGGATTTATAGACTTTAGCGTTTTAGACCCATTTAGTGAAGGTAATATATAATGTTTGCTCAAACCTTCTACCACGGACATTTACGAAAGTATGTGGTTTTATTTGGTACACTTTTTAATGATATCTACATTAATAGAATTAATAATAGCGGTGAGCAAGTATCAACTTTAAAGGTACCAATATCTTATAGCCCTAAAGAAAAAATGCTAGCAAGAGTTGATGGTGATCCTTCTTTAAATAAACCATTCTCTATTGTTTTACCTAGAATGGGATTTGAAAT